GTACTCCATTTTTCCTAGTTACCTGACCCGATGAGTTCATTTGGAATGGGTTTTCATGCGGGTCAGATAGTTGAGAAGTACCTCCATAACTACCAGTAGGTACGTTAGAGTTGTCTAGTTCTAATTTAGATAGAGTGAAGTTGAAAAACGTAATAGTATCTTCCTCTGTATCAGAAGCAGCAATATTATCTACTACTGTTCCTGCTGAACTAGACTCATTAATTGCAGTTAAAGTTTGATTATTAATAGTTGGGTGAACATTATCTGTTACACTTATTGTTATAGGTAAATTTACTATAGAATCTGTATCTTGACCAGATTCGTAGTGTTCATCTGATGCTGATATAGAAAAACTATAGGAAGAAGTTGATTCAAAATCTAAAGAAGCAGTTGCTTGAGCAATACTTACATAGTTAGAAGATTTTGTTATTGTAAAGTGTCCTCCTGGTACAGAACTTGATCTTATAGTAATAGAATCAGAGTTAGTATCGGTAAAGTATATTTTAGTTACTTCTCCTGTAGATGCATTTTCATTTCTACTAGCTGTAAATGCTGTTATTACTGTACCACCTGCGGAAGTCTGTCTAAATACAGGTGCTGAGTTAGCAGTTACATCTATAAATAAGTTTTGATTTGTTACAGCATCGAAAGTATCTGTTACTTTTACTGGTATTTGGTGTGCATTTGTTCCGTCTCCTCTATTTGTTGTATTAAATAGTTCAACTATTGATGAAGTAAGTAGCGTTACTACTCCATTTGTAGCTACATTTACAAATCCTGCTGTATATGAGTCTTGAGCTGCAAAAGTTAATGCTTGGCCTTGTATATCATTAGCAGTTAAAGTGTGTATAGTAGATCCTGATGTTAAAAATTCAGCTATATTTACATTAGCGTTAGAAGTAAACTGAGGAGCATCGTTTGGATAAAATACTTTCTCTAAAAAGTCGGATACACTACCAGAAGTACCTGGATTAAACGATGAAGTAAAGAATCCTGGTAAATGTTGTTGAGATATTATTCTATTACCGTTAAAAGTAGTAGAACTAAAGCCAGCTCTAACTCCTGAAGCTGATATAAAGGAATCTGATATAAAAGAAGCAGAATCTGCTATTTCAGCATGTGAAGATGAGATTTCTGTTAATATTTCTACTGAAGCTGATATAGCATAGGAAGCAGAAGCTACTGTTATACTACCATCCGCAAGAGATGATGTATAAGTATTAAAAGTAGTCTCATTTAACTTACCGGTACCTATTGCTTGTCCGTTTAAGTTAATAGATCCACTAACATCTAAGGAACCTGTAAGGTTTCCATAGTTGCCAAGTTGCCCACTTATTTGTTTCCACTTAATTAATGCCATTAGCTAACCAATTTACCAGTTATCATAAATTCATCGTCAGCTTCTAAGTCAAAATTTAAACTATTATTAAAAGTTATAACTACGTTGCTACCATCTTCTGTAATTGAATCAATAGCATCTATTTCTGATGCAATTCCGTTTACAAAAACTGTAAAATCGTCTTTTTCTATAGCAGGGAACCCATCAGGTACAGTTGCGAATGATATGTCCTCAAAAGTAACTACTGGATCTGATACTGTCACAGTTGTGTTATTGCTGGTAAAAGCATTATTTAATGTGGTAAAGGTTTTTTGTTCTGCCGTCATTGCTTCAGCTATGTTTTGTACTGTTAATCTTGTAGCAGATGCTCTATCATAAAATCTTACAGTCCTTGAATTTACTCTCGTACTAGAATATCTGCCCATTTATATGTCATTTATATCTTTTACTACCTCTGTTCCGAATAATACAGCAGCTTTATTAAAGAATTTCATAGATCCTTGTTGTAAAGCATTAATACCGTCAGGAACTAGATGTCCTAAAAGGTTTATATTAAAATTTGTCTTAACTACTCTATCACTTCCCTGTGATAGCTCAGTTGTTGTAGCATAACTATCAATCATTGCTCTAAAATTAAATCTTTCTGGGTCTCCCCAATAAGAATCTGATGCATAATTGATACTTTCTACTAATTTATTCATCTGTTCTATATACTGTGTAAAGATTACGCATGAGTATACTATATTTACATAGTCTGGCATTACAACTCCTTGGTATTCTTTCAGTATAGACCTGTTATTAAGTAAAGAAAATCTATCGTATTGATTTTTCCTACTCCATTTCTTTTCAAACACTCCAAACTGTGTAGGTAAGTTAGCATCCATCTTATTAGCTAACTCTCTGTTCTTCTCTACACTGTCTCTCTTAATCATTATTAACGGTAATTGTATTTTACCATTTCTATCTCTATAAAATCCTTCTTTCTGTACTGCATGCCAACGTTCTGGTGAACCATATAGCACGGGAACATCTTTTTTAGCACCGTTTTGTAGTACAGATGGTTTGATTACATTATTAAAGTAGTAAAATATAGCTCCATCTATGTCTTTTAACCCTAGACTGAATCGTTTAGTTTCATCATCCTTTACAGATCTTTGCAATTCCCTTTTTTTAAGGTCTTGCACAGGCTGTTTGCTACCACTTGCTGGACCTCCTTGAAAAGGACTAATCGAATCTTGTGATATCTGTGATTGAGTCTTTGGTAATGGCTTATTATTTGGCATATTTTCTGTTTATATGCATTTTGTAAGCTCTTTTAAAGCTACTAAACACTTTAAATAATTGTTCTAACTTTTCATCCTGTGGATACTTACGAGTTACCTCTTTAAAGTCTTCGTAAGACTCTTCTATATTTTCAGCAAGTGAAATTAAAGGTGTATATTTAACATCCCAGGTATATTGACCAGTTTCCTTGTTATATCCTGTTTGTTTAGTTTTAAAATCAGGACTATCTTGTTGCCAATCGTGCTCTTTTTCGCTAAGTATGTCTTTTATCTTCATAATAATTAATATTCTTCGTTCTGAGCAAAAGTTATACCAGTTTGCTCTCTTCTGGTCATATGACACTCTAAAATCAATGATACTGATGTACCAAATTGACTTCCATAGTCGGTTAAGTTGTAGCTCTTGTCTCTCCCCATAAATAATTGGTTCTCCTTAACGTTATCTACAATATAATAGTCTTCTTGCCAATTAAGTATATCCCCTACCTCAGGTACTACGCTTACTTCTTCTAAATCACGTCTTAGCAGTGCAAATTGAACATCTCTTTCAAGATCAGGTCCAAATTCATCTACTGCTATCACTTGATCACCTCTAGTTATAAGGCAATTGAGTTTTAACGGTTCTAAAAACGATTTTACTAGTCCTTCACCGTATATATTTACTTCAGTATCCTTTATACTAAACTTATAGTACAGTATCTCCTGTTCTACTATGTCTTTTAGTAGTTCTCTGTTAATACCTACTAATAGGTTAAAGTCTCTGTTAGATCCAAATAGCATTATACTTTCTCTATTGTTTGTTCACCTATTTTAACAAGTTTTACGTTAGGATACTTTGACATTGCTGTGTTTTTTAATGATTCAAAGGCTTCCATAGCGCTTTTTTGTGTAATAAGTTTTATTTTTAATGTTTCTACGTTCTCCATTGTACTATCTGCTACTGTTACTGTAGTAATACCTGGTAAAGCTCTTATTAAGTCAACTATCTGTGTCTTATCACTGCCATCTTCATACATTACTTGTACCATACCTTCATAAGTATTATACTGAACCTCGCTAAGTATCTTCATTAACTTCATTATCCTATATATAGTTTCATTGGCACTCCAGTCACCATTTTAGCATTAGCTTCCATCTCTCTTACTTGTTGTTCCATTTGTTCTACTCTAGAAGTACCCTCTAATAGTGTTCTTAACTGCTCTAATAGAGAAGCTTTCTCTGATCTAGCATCAGCTAGTAAGTCTGCTTGGTTTAAAGTAGCTTCTGAACCTGGAACAGGTACTGTCTGGTATTTACCACGTATATAAGCTAGCATTTCTTTAGCTAAGGCAGCGGCATACCTATATATCCAGTCTCTACCTACTGAATTAATGTCAGTATATACAGGATTATTAAAATTAGCATTAAATATATTAGTTACAGGGTTATCTCCGCAGCAAGCGCTATCACTAGTGTTAATAGTAGCACTAGAATCTGTAGAGGATAACTTATCTGTGTTTTTAAAGTATTCAAATCTTAATTTACCTGCTTTCTTTGGTATAGGTAGTAAAGTTAGTTGGTTATTCATTATTTCAAACGAATAAGCCGATCTTCTTATCTGATCATTAAATTCTATAGCTTGAGTTTTAAGTATATCGTAAGAAGCAGGCATTAATAAGAAATTTACTCCTGGACTATAAGATCCAAAGTCAAAAGCATCCATTAATGATTGTACTCCTGTACCAGTTCCTGCATAAGGATCAAAGTATCTTACTATAGCCGGTGGTGCTTCGTAGAATATACGTCTTATCTCTATTCCACCTTCTATATTGTTATCTACCGCCCATTGATTAAGGTCATAATTTTGTTGATCAGCTATTAGATCTAGATTACCTGAGTATTTAGTAATATCACCTCCAACTTCTGCTTCAATACCGTATTGTTGACTATATCTTATCTGTTCATTTAAGTTTGGTTTAATAAGATTGTTATTCTGTACTGTAGATTGTTTAGATCCTTGTAAGTTAAGGAAGTTCTGTTTTATTACAGAAGCATATACTTCATTTCCATACGTTGTAATTGCCTCTTCAAAGCAAGCATAGAAAGATCCTGATTGTAATTCAACGTCCATTAAAGGAAATCCTAATTTAGTAGCACAGAAAAATGCTACTTTATCAGCATCAGTTTGAAACTGACTGTCTGAGTCATAGAATCCGAATGGTGTTTGTCCGGCAGCAAATGTACTCGAGCCACCGTAAGTTATTATATTAGCCATAAGTTAAGATGTTGTTATATAATATTCGATTTTAGCTGAACCTGATACTGGTTCTACTAATATATCTCTAATATTATCATAATTAATATTACCTACAGTATAGCTTCCTGTCATCTCATTAGAAGTCAACATATAAGAACCACCTGGTTTTATTTTTTGATGAAAGTTTTCTGTTGAGCTTGATATCTCTAGATTAACACTATATGTGTCGTTTAAGTTACTAATTCTTCCGTAAACTATCGAACCAGTTATAAAAGTTCCTCTATCTATAGCACCGTTATAAGAAAATATTCTAGTTTTAGATCCAGAAGGAGCTAGTAAAGTTCTATGGTCTAAATAATTTACACCAGAATATGTTTTGCTGTAGACATTGTTTTTATTATTATCATCTAGAGTGAGGTTCTCTAAAATCACTACTTGTACATTTGCCATACTATTACGTTTTCTTTTATAAATAGCAATAAAAAAAGAGGGCTTACGCCCCCTCTTCTTAAAAATTCAAAGTTCTTAAGTTAATCTTTCTTGAAGATGTAATATAAGACCATCGCACCTACTAAACCTAGCAAGCCTTCGTTACTCAATCCTCCTAATATGCCCATGATATTATCTACCACAGATACTTCAGGCCAGAATGGTATAGACGCACCCTTAAAGAGTACTTCTAATACAACACCGAGAGCAACAATGCTCATTCCAATTTTCGTAAGTTCGTCGGCCCATTGACCAACTTTTTTAAATAAATCCATATAATTGATTTTAGTTAAACAAAAGGTAACTGTTAACTTGTGAAAGGAATTCCATCTTATATAAATAGGCAAAAAAAAAAGAGGCCCGTTAGGACCTC